AGCCCGCGCGCTTGCCGGCCACAGACAAGTCTTGGCAGGGGAAACCTCCGCAAATAACATCGGCTGGCTCAAGCTTTCCGATCTTTGTGACATCCTCAAACCTCTTTGTGTTAGGAAACCTTGCCGCTAAAACCTTCTGACAATCTCTATCAATCTCTACTTGCTGAACACACTCCATCCCGGCCTGTTCAAATCCTAAGTCAAATCCGCCTATACCGCTGAACAAGGAAACAAGCCTCATCCTGTCCTCCGTGCCTTCCTCATGCTCTATCCACGCCTTGAAACGTCAGGATCATGGCCTCTTCAGGTTTGAATGAGTGTCCGCAGCCGCAATGATCTGCGATGATTGTTCCATCTTGAAACTCTGGCCTGAGATATTTTTCTGACTTGCAGGACGGACACAACACCGTGCCCACCGTGCCCTTGCCGCGTTTGACAATCTTTGCGCCCAACTCAAGACATCGATCAACGTAGTCTGGGATAACTGAATCAAACAAACTTGGCTGTGTGCTCATGCATCTACAGTCTCCTCCATTGGCGCTCCGCAGTTCTCACACTTCTCTTTGCTGAAGCCTACGATGTTGCCAGTGCATTCGCATTCGTACTTTGAATACTTGTCCGTGTCCTCACCGAGACAGAGACAAAGAGGTTGAGTGTTACAGACTAAATGAGTTTCCATTTCATGTCTCAATCAGCTTGAACTTACTAAAGAAACTTTCGACCGTCGCGCCCTTCATTAGTCTACCGAGAGCAACCTCAGGACAGTGCGTGCAGGAATCCTTGCCGCATTCGCCTTTCTGGTGTTGGCCCATTTGCGTCTGTCTAGCCACGGTGCTGAATGTTTCTTCATCGCAAACAACGGTCTGACCAAACTTTAATGATGTTTTTTTGTACGTGCGCTCTATTTGCATAGTTTTCTCCCTTCATCCGTTGACAATTTCAATCCCGCGCCACCTTCGTGAGCGCCTAATCAGTCCTAGGTTTTCAAGTGCTCGTAACTTATCATGAACAGAAGCGCTTGAACTCCAGCCGAAGTAATCGCCGATTTCTTTGATGGTTGGACCGTAGCCATTGGAGGCGATGAAGCCTTTGAGAAAGTTCATCAAACTATCTCGTTGTAAGGTTCTCACAGTTGATATCCTTTCAATGCTGCATTGTTAATCGCGCAATGTTCCGCACGGTTCGCCATACGTGTAGTCACGCTGTAAGAGTGGATCGCGCCTCACTACCAGTCGCGTTCCAGTGTTGTGACATTGCGGGCAAACGTTTTTGGATCGCCAGTCATATGTTCCCACGGGAGGCACACTGCGCTCGGCCCCTTTGATTCTCTGCCATGCGGAGCAAACCTCGGAAACATCAAGTACGAAGTTCGAGTTTCGAGATTGCCGTGCGTGCGTCACCGCTTCACCAAGCCGGCGCTCCGGCACTATGTCCTGCAACGCGAGCGTCCACGCCTCAACCATCAAGTCGAATTCGTCATCCACTGGACGAGCCGGGTTCCCTGCGAAGTATCGATCCAACTCGCTCATCACCGAGGCTGCGTAGCTCGGCTGCACGTTGCTGGTTCCTAATGATTGCGGCGTTCCTTCGTTCAGCAGCCGTTTGATTTGGCTGGGGTTGACTCGTTCCATTGCCATTTCTTCTTCCCTCCAGTTCCCTTAATCGATTACGGAAAGTTGCTTCCCAGTCTATCTTTCTCCCACGTGCGCCGGGAATACTGCGCCAATAGTCCTTAAACTCCGCAAGAGCGATTTCTAGCCTTACATGCGGGGCATCCGATACCGCAAACGCTTTAAGGCTTTCTGAAAGCTCAAAATCATCGGGTAGACGTGAACCGCGTTGCTCAGTCGAGCGCTTTGCGCGAGACGGTGTTGTTTCTTCTTCTTGTTTTCTATTCTGTTCTATTCCATTCTGTTCTGTTCCGCGCGCGCGCGTGAGGGCCGCACTAATCTCGCGCTTTTCCGCACCCCCCTGCGGGATTTGTGCGACTTCCTGCGGGATATCTGTAACTCCCGGTTCCTCAATAGTTTCCACGTCAAGCCATCCGATGACCACAAGCCGCGGTAACGCCTCTTCGAATACGGAAGCAGGGATTCGCGTCAATCTTGCGAGGGAGGCTGGATCATGCGATCTCGCACCGTCCCGCAGGAGAGTGCCGCGACACTCGCAGCACCCTGCGGGAATCCCGCACCCCCCTGCGGGATGAGAACCCTTCGACGCGACTTGGAGGATTCCGATCCATGCAGCGTAGTGTGACGGTCCGTTGGGGTGATCCATTAGTTCGGTGTAGCCGTCTCCGTCTTGCTTATTTGGAATGATCACAAATCGCAACTCTTTCAACTCGCGAGTGCGGTTGTTTTCAAAGTGTAAGTTCCAATCGCGAATACGATACATTTGGCGGTCTAAGGGAAAAGAAAAAGCGATTTGATAGTCGCGCCCGCGCTTGCCCGCCCTTTCTGCCCTTTGGAAACAGTTAGAGACTTTTATGGCGTAACGCGACTATCAAATCGCTCCAAAGGGATTGTTTAATGACCGGGGCAAGCGGTATTTATCAAACGAAAGGATTATAAACCATCTGCAAAATCAATCAAAGGACTTTCGTGTTTCTACCACCAAACAAGCCTCTGAATCGCTCGCAGGAGCCTCCGCCATAAAGGACGGCGCTTCGGAGGAGGGATGTAGGTTATCCAGTCGTATCTCATTTTTGTTTCTCGGGTTGTTTCTCAATTATCCCACGCCGCACTCCTACTCGGGCGCATGTGCCGCACAACCATGTACCGAACGGTAAGTCTCCGACTTGAATGCTTCGCCAATCGCCGGAATCTGTACCGCATAAGGAGTGAAAGACTCGCCCGTATGGCCCTGTAGCATTATGATCGGGGCTGACCAAATGAAACCGTCGCTGTATCGGCCCCATTCGTACCATGAAGACAGACTCTTTCCACTGACGCTCGCTCGTGAACGTCTCCTGCGTGGTCTTCATTTCCAATATCATCTTGAGCGTCATTATGCGTACTCCACCCACGCTGAAGTTCAGCAAGAATCAAACGCTCGGAATCCCGGTTATCCACGTTTTCGAGCCGCCCGGCGTTATGACAGCATGACATTCAGACAGATCGGGAAGGCACTGATCGGCAATAAACTGAGACTGTCTAAAATCGGCAAGGTTAAGATTCGAATGCACTGTCCACTTGAGGGATCGGTGAGAACTCTGACGGTTAAACGCGAAGCGGGACGATGGTTTGCTCTCTTCATAGTCCAACGTGAGTCCCAACCGTTGCTCCGTAACATTAACACTGTTGGCATCGACGTTGGCCTTTCGTTGTTCGCTACGCTCAGCGATGGATCCGTAATCGAAAATCCCCGATGGTTCCAAACCGCACAAGCCAAGTTGCGACGATTGCAAAGACGTGTCGCACGTCGGAAGAGAGAATCTAACCGTAGACGTAAGGCAATCTTGCTTCTTCAACGGTTTCACAACCATGTGCGCGATCAGCGCCGTGATTTTCACCACAAAGAATCGCGCAAGATCGTCAATCAGAACGGCCTTATTGCTGTCGAAGATCTCAATATCAAAGGACTCGCGAGCGGAATGCTCGCTAAGAGTGTTAATGATGCCGGATGGTCTAACTTTCTTTCCATGCTCGCGTACAAGGCTGAAAGCGCCGGGCGCGTGTTCGTGAAAGTTGATCCTCGCGGCACTAGTCAAACATGTATATGCGGCGCGGAAGTCCGCAAGACGCTGAATGATCGTTGGCATCTGTGTCTTAACTGCGGATTGTCTGCGGATCGTGATCATGTCAGTGCTCAAGTGATACTGTTAAGGGCTCGCGGTGAGCCTTCAGACGCTAACGTAGGTGTTTTAATACCAAGCGTTGTCTGAGAAGGTCAGATTGAACGGACTGACCGAAAACGTAGATCGCAAACCTTTGGTTGTAGTCGATCACGAGGCTCGTAATCGGTCTTGCTTCGTCAATAATAAGGTTGCTAACCATGAGTTGATGCTCCTAGCTGTAATGCCGTTTCTGAGCGTGTGTTACCGTCGCATAGCCCTGAACTACCTGTAGATCCGCGGAATAGCGCGATAGATTCGGACACAGTGTTTGCACTTATCCTTGCGGTTTCTTCCGACGAATCCCCACAACGCCGATCCAATAGCGCGGCGCAAGAATTGACCACAGAGCGTATCCGTGGGAACGTTCTGTCCGTAGATGGTTCGATCTTTGGCAATGTGGAGCTTCATTTGACTAACTGAATCTTCCCTTTTCGTGCATGAACTACATCAGACTTCTTAGCGAGTGCGATTGATTCCTCAAGTTGCTTTGCTAGTTCTTCAGGCGCACTTGTAAAGATAAATCCCCCTTCGGCCCGCTCCTGAAGCGCCCGCACGTGACTATCAACTTCCGCGAGAAACTCAATCCCCATACGCTCGAGCTCAGCAATGCGAATAATGTCTCGGTAGATACGTTTCACAAACAGATCCATTCCTGCCGGCGCGCGTGGATCGTAACTTACAAAGTCACACCAAAGCCTTCCGGTGCATGCCAAGCTGAACTGAATTTGGTCAATGAACTTCCCTGGAATTGAGTGCGTCAACAAAAGTTCGAAGTGGATAGCAGTTGTTCGGGCCTTTGCTTCGACTAACCCATCTGTGCCCACTAAGCGATCAGGACTGGCTCCTGCCATTGGAATGCTCGGATGGTGAAAGAAACCGCAGGGCTGAGCTTCGTTGCCCGTCATGAGCTCATAAGCAACGACAGCTTCAGGCTCAACCTGATTACCTCGTTGCATGTACCAATTGTTGTAACCATCGTAAGGAATGCCACTCAATCGCTCACAAATCAGTTCTGCGCGGTAATTGGATCGGGACGCGCCCCATCCTGCCTTCGTCCTAGCAAAAGCGTCTGAGGCGCGACTAGAGGTAAACCTGCCAAGCCGAGCGCGTTTCCAGTCTTCCGATCCTTGTTCAAGATTCATGGCGCACTCACGGCAGAACTCAACTATGAGTCCGTCTTCGTTTTCTTTGCAGCCGCAGTTGTTCACTTATCGTTGCCTTTCCCTTCGCGCTCGCAACCGCCCGTAATCATCGTGGTACTGCCACCATAGGTCTTCTAACTGATCAAGCGCAGACTTGGGCCAGCCGATTTCAAGGCAGTAGCCCAACCACTCCGCACATTGCCTGATAGCGCGACTAGTTCTCACGACCACTCTCCTTATTTCATCCAAGGATGCGCATCTTTCAACGTCTTCTCATCATCTCCGCGTCGCTTCTTGTCAAGCCACGCCAGCGCGTCGGTGTACTTTTCAGCCGGCAAGTCTCCAATTTTTCTTATGTCGTAGTTTTTGAGGAAATCCGCTTTACAGTTCTTGCCGACGCCCTCGATTACGCCTTGGAGCGTTGACACCTGAACGTCGCTGACGCGAGTAAATGCGTTTGATTTCTCTTGGCCTTGACTATTGAGTGCTCTAGCAAGAGTAGTTTCAGCGTGTTTGTATCTTCCAGAAGGAATGTCCTCAACTGACTTTATCTCTTGTTTGTAGGTATTGCTCATGTACTCCAAGGCTTTGTTTTGCGTGGCTTCGCTCAATCGGTCGAAGAGATCGCGGAGTATCTTCGCCTGGGGCTCACTGACTGTTGGTCTAATAGCGTTGCCGTCGTGATCATCCTTATCGACAAGTAGCGGGATATCCCAAATCATTGACGCGAGTTTACGGATGCCATATGAAGAGCCGCTCACAACCGCTTGCTGTTTCGTCATTACCCCAGAGCCGCCTTTTGGTCCCATGTTGTCAATTGGCATAGGGAGACGATAGCGGCGCCGATGACCACTCCGATGGATCACGTCACAGCAAACAACCATCATGTCCGCCATCGGACTTGGCTCACTATCCCACGTTTGAGTAAAACCATACTTCCGGCGAATCGGACGCAGCATTTCATCAATCTTTGGATAGCTAACGTTTCGGCTATTGCGCTCTGAATTCACTTTATCCCAAGCCAGTGCTCGCACTTCGCTTTGCGCTTCAATCATATCGGCATCAAAGGCCTTTTCTGCCTGACGATCTTCTAGTTGAATTTGGAGGTCAACCAGCACGCGCAACTTATCCGCGTCCACCTCTTTGTTGACGATCACCTTCTCAATCAGAGCGAGAAACTTATCCTGCTCTTGTGGGCGGTCAATAGCTAGTGTTTCTGAATTAGTTGACATTACATCTCACCTTCGTATTGAGATAGATCAACGCCAGCCAGTCTGCCGCAAGCCATCGCGAATTGATGATGCGCCGTAGACAGGGCTGAATAGCCGTCACTGATCTCACTGTAATTCCATAGTTCATGAGAACGCACCGCATACTCATTTGCGGCCCGTTGGTGCCACTCGAACATATGCTTGAATTGGTCTTTGTCAGTCGCCATTTGATTTACCTCTAATAGCCGATGCGCGATTCGCTACTATCTGCGCCGCATCTTGTTCGGAGTAGACTTCTGCTATGGGCCAGTGATCTTCGGATGTTATTAGCCATCGGGCGGGAAGGTTGGGTGTCTTTGCTTCTAAGCGTGTATAGCACCATTCTCCCCCGGCGATAGTTTTTGGAGTGACAGGATCATGACCGTTTGGACAAAGGCCCGCTTCCAGTTCGGTTCCGCAGAAGCATTCGACTGACCGCAGTTCCAATAGCGACTCAACCGCACGGCTTAAAGTCTCTGCTTTATCGAACCACGAACCGTCGCCCTCTTGCCCACTCTGATGCCATTCAACCGCAGCTTCGACAACGACGTCCATGCGACGTTGGCACTCGTCAACGACCGCGGTTTTCTCTCTTGGAGACTTCTCTGTGTCTGTTGCGGGCGGAGGCGCAAATCGCGGATCGGGAGTACACGTGCAGGAGCGCGAGTTGTCGTAAGTCTGACGATCCCCGTCAAAAGAATTCCACCGTTCGCAGCGTCGCAAGTCGTGATCAGTCGCACGATCTACAATCTCAGTCATTTCGCTGCCGCCTTCTGTGTCTTGATAATTCCCAACTGAGA